GAAAACATGGTATCGTTAAAAAACAATTTATAGACTGTTTAATGAAACAAGTTCAATTATTTAATGAAGCTGGTAAATCAAATCAAATATCTAAAATGTATTTAGCTGATGCTGGTTTATCTAACATAAGATTTTATTTACGATTTATGGCTAATAAAAATGTGAGAGCATTAACAACTAAACAACAAAGTTATACTCAGGAACTTATATCTGATTGTGTATCTTTAATGAGTAGTTGGATTAGTCATATTCAATGGGGAAATAGTCATAATTTAAAAAATTACATTGACAATATGATAAATAAAACTAAATATCCCAAATATGAAATTTACTATTAATTCAAGATTAGACTTAGATTCAATTCAAGGCACTCCTGAACATTCTGAATTTATAAACTATTTAAAAGGAACAATAACGCAAAGAAGAAATATCCAAGAATACCCTGAGAATTATGGAAAGCCAGATTATACTGGAGAAATATTAGAACCTATTTGGGAATCTTTTGAAGACACTTCTATTATAGAAAAATTTGGTTTTACTAAAGAAGATTTAGCATAATGATAATTTTTATCTTAGGAGTAATCTTAGGAGTTTATTTAGGTTGGAAATACGAACTAGCAATTAACGACTTTATAGAGTCAATAAAGATTCACTTAAACTTGAAATAATCAAGACAATCACCATATCTCTTTAAACAAACGGAGATAACAATGTTAAACTACTCAGACTTAAAAAACTATTTTATTAAGTTCTACGCAGATGCTTTTGAAGATGCAAAAAGCTACTGGAAGAACTACTTAGATACAGTAGAAAAATTTTATAAGAAATAACTTTATTTTGACAATCTAATTTGATATTAATGCACCAAAATTTAATGTGCATTTATAGACTTTGGATTGGTGGGTGTGTCTTGCTAAAGTCTTGCAAATGCTTAAAAGATAATGGCAAGAACACAATCAGAAGAATTAATCAGTCTCAGGGGTCATATTACTGGAGTAAAGCGAGAAGTTAAAATACTAGGTACTTCTGTCTATAAATTAGAAAAAAAGATGGAAACATTATTCTGGTCTATTTTAGCTGGGCTTGGGGCTTTGAGTCTTGCGTTGATTATCATCACATTAAACAAGTAAGTATTGCTTAAAACGACAAATACAACTAGTAGGTAGTAATGAATAAAAAAATCTTAGTTATTTCTGATTTACATATTCCATATCATAGAGAAGATTCATTTGAGTTCTTAAAAGAAATTAAAAAAGAATACAAACCAGATACGATTGTAAATATAGGTGATGAAATAGATTGCCACGCACTTTCATTCCATGACCATAACCCTGATCTTGCTTCTGCTGGACATGAACTTGTAAGAGCAAAAGATTTTATAAAAGAATTAGAATCAATATTTCCTGAGATGACTTTGTTAGACTCAAATCATTCTAGCTTAGTTTATCGTAGAGCAATTAAATCAGGAATACCTAGAGGTTACTTAAAAGAATATAACGAGTTCTTAAATGTTAAAAAATGGAACTGGGTAGATAACTTAACTCTTACCTTACCTAATAAACAAAGATGTTTCTTTACACACGGAATATCTGCTGATGTAACTAAAGTATCTCAGATCAATGGAATGAGTTGTGTTCAAGGACACTTCCATTCTAAGTTTAAAATAGAGTACTGGGCTAACCCTGATGCACTATTCTTTGCTATGCAAGTTGGTTGTTTGATACAACAAACTAATATGGCTTTTACTTATTCTAAAAACTTTAAAACAAAATTTATAATGGGTTGTGGAATGATTGTAGATTCTACTCCAAGATTAATGCCAATGGTACTTAACAAAGAAGGCAAATGGATAGGCAAGTTAGTTTAAAAGAATTACTGTTTTCAGAAACAGCTACACGACTTGGAATAGACAATACTCCAACAGATCAAATATTATTCAATCTTCAAACATTAATCCACGAAGTAATAACTCCAATAGTAAATCATTTTGGCGATATAAAAATAACTTCAGGTTATCGTTCTCCTGCTTTATGCAAAGCAATAGGTTCATCTGAGAGAAGCCAACACACTTCAGGAATGGCAGTTGATTGCGAAGTCTTAGGAGTGGCGAATAAGGAACTTGCTGACTGGGTAGTTAATCATTTAGAATTTGACCAATGTATTTTAGAATTTTGGAAACCAGAAGAAATTAATAGTGGTTGGGTTCATGTATCTTACAACAAAGGTAACAATCGTAAAATGTATTTAAGAGCATATAAAGGAAACGGAAGAACAATCTATGAAGTCATTTAAAAAACAAGTTGGTGGCAATCATTACAAGAATTACAAAATCCAACCAGTAGAGTTTATCATTAAAAATAATATTGGATTTGTAGAAGGAAATATCATAAAGTACGTTTTAAGATTTAAAGAGAAGGGTGGTGCTGAAGACTTACTTAAGGCCAAGCACTATATAGAACTACTAATAGATTCAACTAAAAGTAGATAATATCATTTAAAACGATTTAAACGCATTTTAAAGCATATTGGCTTTATAATGAGAAACAGCTTTAAACCTCCTATGTTATTAAAATTTAGGGGCTTTTTAAGGGTTTAAATAGGCAAATTTAGAACATTTAGAGAACGATTATGGATATTATAAAAATAGACCAAGATTTTACACCAGAAACTCATACTCTTGGGAGTTCGTCTGCACAGTCATCAGCAATCATTACTGGTTCAGGAATGGTAAGAATAGCAGTTAGAGGAACTCACGCACACATTAAAATAGGTTATAACCCAACAGCAACAGAAGAATCTATACTTATGCCACAAGATACTGTGGAGTATTTTCAAATAAGGTCTGGCCAACAAGTTGCTTTTATAAAAAGCGGTGATGGTAATGGCGAAATTAATTTCTGTGCAATAGATTAATATGCTACCAGCTTTAAGTGCTTTCGCACCATTACTAAACACAATATTTAAAACAGTTGATAAAGCTATTCCTGATAAAGACTTAGCTGAAAAACTAAAAGCTGAAATGAATATGCAATTAATGAAATCAGGCACAGAAGAAATGAAAGCATCAGCAAAAATTATAGAAGCTGAAGCAAAAAGTAATTGGTATGTTTCTGGTTGGAGACCAACTCTTATGTACTTACTTATTTTAATTGTTGCTTGGAATTATATTCTTAGCCCAATTTTATTTCTAGTATTAAAAATTAAAACACAAGTAGAACTCCCTTCTGATGTTTGGACATTACTTACAGTTGGTTTGGGAGGATATACAATAGGGCGATCTGGTGAATCTATTGCCAGAAGTTTAGCTTCAAGACCAATAAGCAAGAATCAAGAAAATGGATAGTTTGAAGTTAAGCGATCAAACGCAAGTATCTTTACCAATTAAAAATATAGTAGCTATTGTATCTGCTATCGTTGTAGCAGTTTGGACTTATTTTGGAATCGTTGAAAGACTTAATAGACTTGAAACTAATGAAAAGTTAATGGCACAAGACTTATTAAAAAAAGCAGAACAAACTCCTAAGAACCAAGAACTATTTATGCTTATTGAGTATCAAGCAAAAACAATAGACAAGCACTCAAAGCAATTAGAAGAAAATGTGCATACTAAAGTTCTTATAAATCAATTAGAAAAAAAAGTAGATAAGTTAGAAAAAGAATTAGATTCATTAAGAGGTAAGTAATGTTTGAATTAGTATTTGCCTTGCTAATGTATATGGGAGATAAACTAGAAGGTTATTCTCCAAAAGATTCTATTGCAGATTGCTTAGAACAAAAACGCAAAGTAGAACGACATCAAGGAAGTAATGTTAATTGGTCTTGCAAACAAGTAGAAGCTATTGTTGAAACAGATAAGCATGGAGTTAAAAGAATTAAAGAAATTAAATCAAAATGAACTGCTATCTAGTCACTTATGCTATTAACTTTGTTAAAAACAATGATGATAGCTTTGTTGATGATATTGCTTATGTTAGATTTTTTGATACTGGAACTTTTCCTAATTCAATTAATTTCTTAGCATCACTTAAACAAACAACTAAATTAAGAATTACTAGTGTTGAATGGCAATACGAAGTAGTAGATTTTAATGACGATATTGATTATGAAATATCAAACACACTTCATTAAATTGGTAACAGATAATATTCTATACCATCATTCCAAGATTGAATTTTTGATTGTGGCAACAATCTTAATATTTGATCTACTGATTTAAATTTAAGACCATCTTTAAAACAAAACGCAATCGTATATTGAGTAAATTTATTATCACAAAACATTTGTGCGAATGTAATATACTTTTTTAAATCTTTTAATTTAATTTTGTTACTGGCTTTGACCTCAACGAAGAACTGTTGTTGCTTTGGAGCTTCTTTTTTGGAATAAACAAAGTAATCAGGCATCGCAGACAGTAAGCCAAGTTTATGATAATAAGGAATAGGGGAATTAGCAAAATCAGAATCATCATTAAAAAGAAGTTTTTTATAATGAAAAGATTTAGTTTGGCAATATTTTTCAAACCTTTGTTCTGCGAAGTCAATATAGTGTTCCACTCGTTCTTGATATTTAAGTTCATTTAGTTTTCCTTCTGGTTGTATTATTTTCATCTACTTAACTCACGATTAGTCACTAGCCAACTTCTGTAAAGATCTACCCAACTTTGTAAGTTAGCATACTTAGATTTAGCTTTTGAATAATCTCTCTCAGCAACACAAAAACCTTCTATGTGAGTATTATAATCTTTAGTACACATAGCTCTTTTTTCTGCTTCTACCATAGAGCAATTAGTGACAGTTTTTTCACTAATAGTTAATTGTGCTAAAAGTATTTTTTTATGTTCTTCTAATCTTCTAAAAGAATAAAGTGCTTGACACATATCGTCTGCATATTTGTCAAGTTGTTCTCTTATCTCATCTGGGTTTCGTAAGGCAAAGTCCTGCATATCCTTCCTTTTCGTTTTATAGTTGTGTTACTAACCTAAGCTAGTAATTCTTCAAATTTCAAAACCACCTTTGTTTCTAAAGCATCTTTAAGTCTTTTTGCCTTTTCCATTCTATGCTTTAGTTCAAAATATTTCATAGATACTCTATGATGTCTGTCTCTTAGGTTTTGAACTTGATGTTTCAATTTCTCCATCAATTTTTTTTACCCTAGTTGATTTGAATTTTATTCCAGTTATTTCAAGATCAACAAATTTGCCTTTCTCTTTTGATAATGCTTCTTGTTCGTTTTCAAACTCCTCTTTATAAATACCAGTAAATTCTAAATATTTATAACGCACTATCATTTTCTTTTTATATATTAAATTGTTAATAAAAACAATGGGCAGAGTGGCAAACATTAAAGGGAAAATTTTAAACACATTTGCCACCCTAGAAATCATTTTAAAAGTTATGTGAATAGACAATTTTCATATCTTTTATAAAACTATCTATTGATTCTTTATTACACTCTATTCCTTTAGATTCAAGTGCAGACTTAGTCATAGCCATTATAAACATATACTGATCTTTATTAAAAGACTTTATAGGTTCAACAGTTAATGTAGCACCTAAATCAGAAGCAATATTAACAGCTTCTTTTTCAAAATCTTCTACATTAAATGAAGTATCTGGTTGTACTTGGTCTTTAAGTTCTTGAATTTTAAGAGTGTTGTTTTCAGATTGCACAAAATTAAATGCTTTATCTGCACCTTGTGGTGACCAAATAGAATAAGCAAAAGAAACTTTTTTACCCTCTTTAATAAATTCAGGTATGTATTTCCCCTTGATTATAAATATTTCATCACCAATATAGAACTTATGATTTACCTTATCATTAGGTAATGCCTTACCAGTTTTATCATTATAATTATGATAAACTTTACTAATAACACCTTGTTTGTGTGCCATTTATTTCTCCTTTTTGTTGTTTAAGAAGCGATGCAATTTTAGGCAAGAGATCGCAACATCTTGCATTTCACTATGTATTGGAAATTCTGCTATGTTAAGTTTACCTTGCTTAGTACAATTAACAATAACACCTTTTTTAATTTTAATATCTAGCTGTTCTTCAAGTGCCATTACATAAAGGTATAGTTGAACATAATAACTATCTCTAATGCCAGAGCTTGTTTTCCAATCATAGATAATATATTCATCACCTCTTTTAAAAAGAGCATCTAGTGTTCCAGTATATTTATGAATACGAGATAAAACTTTAGTTTCAGTAAACACTAATTCTAAACCTTCTTGTAAATCATACCACTCTTTAAATTTGCTAAATGATTTTTTCATTAAATCATTATGAATTTCAGGAATAGTTTTATTATGAATATAATTCTCAATCATATCGTGAACTTGACTACCCACATGACCAGCTTGATTCATATTAGAGTTTGCAGATTTTTTTATTTTATCAGCAATTTCTAATATTTGAATTTCGTCATAACTCTTACCAGCTTTGACTAATTTTAAAAATTCCTCACTACACATTTTTGAAGTCCAGTTGCCAATTATAGTTGCGTTGGTCAATACCTTGGTTATGCCAGTTGCTGATGGTAGTTCTTCTTCGTTCCAATAATATTTATGAGGTATCGGATCAAAATACAAAATTTCTTCTGTATTGTCTTTGTACTTTAGTCTATGTTCTTCCATTTTATTTTCCCTTTGTTTAATTGATTCGTTTTATAATATATAATAGCACAATAAATAATACCAAAATAAATACAAAACTAAGCATAAGGCCAATTCTTAGTTAATGTTCCAGTAAGCTGATATAAATATTCGTCTTTAATAACTACCTCTTTATTATACTTTTGATTTACTAAATCTTTTTCGTAAAGAGTATCTATGGGTATATTAAAGAATTTAGAATATTGATAAACCTGCACAGCACCAAGCTCATTTTTACCAATTTCAAATTTACTTATTTGTTGTGGAATAATACCTAAGAATTTTCCTAAATAAGTTTGATTTAATATTGCCTTTTTGCCTTTAACATAAATACTAGTGTTTTTTCTTAACCACTTAATATTTTTGCCTATTAGTTTATTTAGTTCTTTTCGTTCCATATTTCCTTCCATCTTGTATGTTGTTGTTGCCAATATGGTGAATTTGTATCTGGGTTATAATAAGGGTGTTCTTTATAGAAATCTTCTAAAGACATTTCCTTATTTTTAACTTCACACAAAGTATAATAATATCCACCCTCACTTGAAGCATTATATCTGCTCCAATTAGAATTTTTACTTAAATTATACAATCTAGTTATTTCATCTTTTACAGTTTTCATATTATCCTCCATTAATTTATAACCGAATGACCTCTGCCTTTTAAACATTTTCTAGTATAATTTTCTCTAGTGCGTTCCTCTTTTGGAGTAATGCCTAAAGTCCACACTCTTAAAACATTGTTGTTTAACCAAGAAGCAACTTCATCAGCACTAGATAAACTAGATTCAGCTAACATTTTACAATGCTGAATATCATTAGTCACCTCCTCAGCTTTACTGCTAGGAAATGTACCAGACCTACCAGAAGTATCTATGATAGGTTTATAACTACAATTAGTTAAGTTTATTAGAATGAAACTTAACAATATTACTTTTTTCATTTTTTCCCTTTTGTTTGTTTAAATATTCTTCAGTTATAACATTTAGTAAATCTTTTTCCTTTAATTTAGGATATTTGTCCCAAGAGTAATAAATATAATGTACTAATGTCCATAAAGATTTTCTTTTAATAATATCACGAGCAATATGCACAGCATAATGTTCATCAGTATTAGTTTTAAGATGATTTATGTTTTTCTTTTTTTTCATTTGCCTTCTCCAGTTGTTGTTTTTCTTTTTTAAGTTCAGCTTCTTTTAAAGCTAATCTTAACTTTTCAGCAAAAACACTTTGACCAAGTTTTTCTGATAAAGATTGTTTTGTCATATATTCATAAAACTAGGTGGATTTACAAAAGTGTATTTCGCAAATCGTTTTTTTTCATTTATATAATATTTCTTATAAGATGAAACATAATCATTAGATTTATAAATATCTGGCATACATAATGGGGGTTTAGTAAATCCAATAGAAATAAAATCATTAATATCTAAAGATTTTAATAGTTTATAAATACGATCTGATGAATGAATTTTTTTATATCTTAAGGTATATTGGTCCAGTAGATATTTTAATAATTCTAAGGACCATAAAAAGTTTTCTTTTGAATTACCTACCCACAAAGTCATAGGGTGTTTAGGATAAGCTGGTTTATAAAGTTTTTCATTAATACCAAAATGTCTTTGATAACCAGTACATAACATTTGTGCAGTTTCTAAAATCATTTTAACTACATGCTTGTCACAATGATAACTTGCACAAATTTCTGGGTTCTTATCAAGATGAAATATGTTCATTTTTTTTCCCTTTGTTATTGTTATTTATAATATCTTTTAAAGCATTGTAAATCGCTTTGTCATAACTGGTTATTTTAGAACCAGAAAATTCCATCACCACAAAGTAATTGTTTATTATTTCGGCACAGCTAACCAGAATATCACGACTGACCTTGAGTTTCATAGCTAATTAATCGCAAAATGTATTAAAATTATACTTGCACCCAGCAATATAGCTGTGATAACAAAACCTATTCCATCTTTAGTTTCTCTAGTCATTTAATATTCCACATTATGTAAGTTGTTATTACTGCTAAACAAACCCAAAAAAAACCCATGTCACTAAATAGTTCATACATAAGGAGTTTGCCTTTCAATCATTATGTTAAGTTTTTTTATTAATATTTGCAAATCCTTAATAGAATCTAAGTCATTATCTAATTTATCTTTAACTTTAAATTCTAAACAAGAAACCATTAATTTCATTTCTGTATCAGTCATTGAACAAATCATATCAATTTCCTTTTTTATTTTTTTTTTCATCTTCAGTATATAATTGATCTACTCTAAACAATTCATTCATATATTGACTATGATAAAACTGTTTATCTTTTTCATTAGTAGCTTCTTTATACTTTTTAAAATATTCTAAAGCCAAAGTAAATTTAGGTTCAGTCATTTATACCTTCTTGAATTTTGCCAATTTCATTTAATATCTTTCCAAGAGACCTAGAAATATCTAATTTTCTTTGTGAATCTAAAAGGTATCTTTCATCTTGAAGATATTTGTACATTATTCTTAACACATGGTGAAAATCAAGGTCTAAAACTTTAATATGTTCATTTTTAGACTTAGACCAATACACAATATCTTCGTCAGTTAAATCAGTTGGTATGGTATTATTTTCAAACGCTTGTTGTATTTTTAACATTTCTCTAATTTTCATTTTAAAATCCCTTTTTTATTAGTTTCTTAATTACTTGAACAGCACGATCTCTAGTTTTTACTATCCAAAATCTACCTTTATCTACTTTTAAATAATCGCAAGTATTAGCAAAAGTCATTAATTCACTTTTAGTAAATTCTGAAACAGTTCTAGTTTTTAAATCAATTACAAACATTTATTCCCCCTTATGTTTATTGTTTAAGAAATCATTAGTAATATATTCGTAATCATCTAAAAAATTATTTATAACTTGATGAGTTACTTTATCAAAGTCACCAATGTTTTCTATTTTGCCATTATTCCATTCAACTTGAATAGAGTAATTTTTTATTTTTAATGGTTCAGTATTTTGGCTCATAATCAATCTAGCAGTACCATATATTCTTTTGGAAAGTGTTCTCTGAACCAATCCAAACCATTTGCGTGATCTTCCCATTTATTAAGAAGTTCAGCACCCATAATCATATCGTAAATTGCAACAGCAAACCAAGGCAACTGACAACTACCACCACCAAAACGATTATCAACCTTAATCATCTTATCCTTATCCAATTCCAAATTAACAGAAAATGGAATAGGATATTCTTTATTGTTCCAAGTTATATTTCTCATTGAGTAACTCCATTAGTTAATTGATCTATTTTTTCTTTGCCTTGAGCAACAGTAAGCACATGACAAATATGAGTTTTTTCTTTAAAAACATCATAAGTAATCATTGTCATAAACCCACCACCAACAACTTCCTTGCGTTGTTTAATGGTGTAGTCTTTATATATTTGTTTTTTCATATTTCCCCCTTTTAGTTAAATTGAGTAACCACAATAATTATAAACTTCTTTACCACCAAATACTTCGTTATAACTTTCATCAGTTCTGCATCTGGCTTTGTGTTTTGTTTCTGGTAAAGATTTATAATAATAACTACAATTTTCATCAGAATTATATTCATATTGTAGAACTATTATTTTATCTAACAAAGCAACATATTCTAAAGAATAAACATTTGTTTCAAAAAGTTCTTCTTTAAGTTTTTCTATTTGTTCTAGTTTAGTCATTTTTCCCTTTTAGTTAGTTTGTTTGTAGATTTTTCTATGATTAAGATTAATTTGTGCTGAATCTCTAACAGCATAAACTAAACATTGGTTTTGCCAACAGTTACCAATTTTTCTAGCTAACTTTAATGCTTGTTTATAAGTAGGAACTTTAAATTTAAGTTTATTACGATAATGTATAATAGAAAAATAATCTGGTTTTTCTAATACCCACAAATCACGATCGTTAAATTTATTTTTATCTTTTAACATTAAGCAATTTTTTCGTGGTTAATGGGATTAAATTTTTCTAATTTTGAATTAGGCAAAATAACTACATTTAATTCATTTAATGCTTGTTGAAGTAAATTATCATTATGTTGTTGATAATTAGCTAATTTCCATAACTGTAAATTTAAATTAGCTTGGAATAAATTAATGGGTAGTTTTTGTGCTTTATATTTAGAAATAAGTTCTTGGTTTTTAAGAACATTATTTATAGTCTTTTTTATTTCTTCTAACATATTTTCCCTTTATGTTTGTTATTATTAACTATTAACTATTAATTATTAAATAATCTTATATTTATATATAAACTATTTAATTATTAACTATTAATAGTTACGAGAACTAAATTGATTTTCGCTGAAAAGATACCCATAACTACGAACACCATAAAATAAATATATATTTAGATTCAATCACTTAGCATGTATATATGGCTTGCCCTATTTTTGCAGTGCCTTCCCTGCGAATCTAGGGCGTAAAATCCTAATCACTAATGAGGTTTAAATGCCTTTAATAAAAGGTTATAGTTCCAAGAGCATCGGCAAAAATATTCGCAGAGAGATTAAAGCTGGAAAATCAAGAAGTCAATCTGTTGCAATAGCTTTATCAGTTGCTAGGAAAGCTAAAAAAAAAGTAAAAAGATAAATGCAAATTAGGAAGGTCAAAATAATCAAATCAGAAAAACATAGACGATTTGTAGCATCTTATAGTTGCATTATTTGTAAGTCACCAAATGTCCAATGTGCCCATATTAGATCTATTCCTAAATATGGAAATGTAGGAATGGCAGTTCGTAATGATGCTTTTTGTGTCCCATTGTGCATACAACATCATTCCGAACAGCATTTAATTGGAGAGAATAAATTCTATTTTAAATACTGTATAAATCCTATATACATATCTGAAATGATTTGCAAAGAGAGTCCTTGTAAAAAGATTCAGTCTTTGCCAAAAGGATTTTTTGATGAATATAGACAATATACTAAAACTAACTCAAAAGGTTATGTGTGATAATTCGCTTTACTCTCAAAGAGAATATTTTTATATACCACATAAAAAAATTGCTATGTCTATAATTAAAGAACTTACTAATATGAGTTACGAGGCAATAGGAAAAGAATTTAAAAAATCTTGGTTCGCAATTTATAAGGACTGTAAAGATGTAAGGGACCAACATAAGACTTTATTTAATAAAGTTTTGGAAAGGGTAAAGAAGAAATATGAAAGTTAATATTGTTAAACCCAAACTTAAAAAACTTTACCAAGCATTAAAAGATAAAAAACCTAAAGACGAATTTCAAATGGCAAGAACAAATTTAAGTTCAGATGCTTTGGAAAAATATGTGTTAATGAAACTAAAGGAAGCAGATGAAAAAAGAAAACCTTAATCAATTAATACAAAATACAAAGATTCAATATTTATCACTTAATGAGATAAAACCTTATAACAACAATCCAAGAAAAATTAAAAATGTTGATAAAGTTGCTAAGTCAATTGCAGAGTTTGGCTTTCAACAACCCATTGTAGTAGATAAAAACAATATTATAATTGTCGGACATACTAGGTTTCAAGCCAGTAAACAATTAGGATTAGAAAAAGTTCCAGTATTAATTGCAGATCTTACAGAACAACAAGCTAAAGCATATAGGATTGTAGATAATAGATTAAATGAGGATAATGAATGGGACAAAGATTTACTAAACATAGAAATAGATGATTTAAAAGATTACAATTCTGAATTACTTAACTTTGGTTTTGATGAAAAAGAATTAGATAATATATTAAGGGACTCAGACCCAATCGTTGATTCTTTTCTTGGAACAAAAGCAGAACCAGTACAATTAATTGATTTAAAGCCACACCCTAAACATTATAAAGTACATTTAGACGATCAATTAGAACATTTAGCTAACTCAATTAAACAACATGGTTTTTACAGAAATGTAGTTGTGGCAAAAGATTATACTATTTTAGATGGGCATGGAGTTGTATCTGCTTGTCATAAACTTAAATTAAAAGAAGTTCCAGTAATTAAACTAGATATAGAATCTGATAGTCCACAAGCATTAAAGATTTTAACTGGCAATAACGAAATAGGAAAACTTGCAGAAATTGATGATCGTAAATTAAGCGAACTATTAAAAGAGGTAAAAGATAAAGATGGTTTATCTGGTACTGGCTATGACAAAATGATGTTAGCTAATTTAGTTATGGTAACCAGACCACAGCACGAGATTAATGATATTAACGAGGCAGCCGAATGGGTTGGTATGCCAGACTATGTTCCTAAGGACCATTATATTAAATACACAATTATTTTTAAAACAGAACAAGATAGGAACGAATTTTGTAATATGGCTAAAATTCCACAAGGCAAAGAAAAAGGTAGAACTTGGAGTGTTTGGTGGCCACTAAAAGAAAAGGAAGATTTAAAATCAGTTAAGTATGAATAAACCAAGATACCCTATTTATGTTATTTCCAAGGGTAGATATGAAAATTGTTTAACAGCAAAATTTCTAGTTAAAGATAAGGTAGATTTTAAACTTGTTGTGGAACCACAAGAAAAAATTGAATATGTAGCAAGGTTCGGAGAACATAGAGTCTTAACACTACCATTTCAAAATTTAGGATTAGGTTCTATTCCTGCTAGGAATTGGTGTTGGGAACACTCTATTAAAGAGGGACATAAAAGACATTGGATTTTAGATGACAACATAAGATGTGTTAGAAGATTACATCATGGCAAAAGATTAAAATGTAATTCCAATAAAGCATTTATAGTTACTGAGGACTTTACTGATAGATACACTAATATAGGAATATCAGGATTAAATTATACTTGTTTTGCAATTAATGTTATTCCACCATTTTATTTAAACAATCATGTCTATTCTACTTTGCTTATAGATAATAAATTACCTTACAGATGGCGTGGCAGATATAATGAAGATACCGATTTATGTTTGCAAGTTTTATCTGGTGGACTTTGTACTGTTTTAATAAATGTATTTTTAATTGATAAAATGGCGACAATGACTATGAAAGGTGGAAATGCTGATGAACTTTATAAAGGTGATGGTAGATTAAAAATGGCTAGGGCTTTAGAACGAATGTGGCCAAGAGTAGTAAAAACAGACAGAAGATTTAAAAGACCACAACATATTGTGGCTCATCAATGGAAAAAATTTGATACTCAATTAATTCGTAGAGATGATATTGATTGGAAAAATATGAAACCGAACAATTATGGAATGAAATTAATACAAGTTGGAAGTGAAATTAAGTCAAAAGAAATTAGAGATTTGATAAATAAGTTATAAAAAACAACAACTTATTGTGTATATACACTAATCTCAAATCATTTTAATAAATATATATTGCAATAGATAATTGATTAATCTATTGAGGAAAACTCTAACCCACAAAGGAGTAGTAGTTATGAAAATAGAAAAGATAATAGCTAAACTTGAAAAGGCACAAGACAAAATCAATACAGAACTAGATGCTTTAAGAGATATGTTAGAAGATCATCTTGAGGAGATGGAAGCAGATGAGACTTATGACGAGGATTCTGAAGAAGATGAAGATTTCTCAGATGACGAAGATTTAGATTCTGACGAGGAATAAACTCAATCACAGATAAGCTGAAAAGCTGGAAGGTTATCAAACCTTAAATCAATGAATATTAATTTACTTAGTATAAAACTATGGGACTATTCTATTGTCTGCTTATTTTTATTTTTTGTTTTTGTTGCTGGCACATTCTTTCCGAATTTTAGCACTAAAGAAAAAATTAGAAATAAAACTATTGAAGAAATAAGAAAAATAGGTTTCTTTGAACCAAAAGTAGAAAATATGTCTAGCGAAAGGTTTATTGTAAGTCTTAAAAGATGTATAGACTTTCATAACCTAGACATAAAGAAAGAACAACAAATACCAACAGCTTTGATAATAGCACAAGCAATCGTAGAGTCTGATTATGGAACTTCAAGATTTGCTAGAGAAGGTAATAATTTATTTGGCATAAGAATTTGGAGTCAAAATGGTATGCTTCCTTTAAAACAAGATGCATCAATAAAATGGCGAGTAAAAACTTATAAATCAAAATGCAGTTCTGTTAAAGATTACATAAACATACTTAACAACAATCATCATTATTTACAATTTAGAATCGTAAGACAAAGAACTAAGGACCCAATTAAATTAGCTGAAACACTAGAAAACTATTCTACTTCACAAACATACCGAACTGAGATAGTTAGAATGATAAACAAAATAAAGGATAAAATATAATGAAAAACTATAATAAAAAAGCACCTAAAAAAATAAATGGTAAAAAGGGTAAAAAAAAATAATGGCAGGGGAAACAACATCAACATCAGTTAGTGTCCTCATTACCCCACAAAAAGGAAAAGGTACTTACAGAGTTTATAAACCCAAAAAAATGCCAAGAAAAAAGAAATAATGGTTAAAAGAAGAAAAACAATAAAAGATAAAAAAACAAAATTACCTAAAATATATTTATCTGGCTTAAAAGGTTTTGCTAGATCAAAAAGAGCTTCTTTAATCAAAAGTATGAGTAATATGTATAAATCTGGTCAGAGAATACCCAAATCAATGTTTAAACAAAGAATAAAATAATGGCTTTATCAAAACAAACACTTAAAACATTAAGAGCAAAAGATAAAAAATACAAATCAGTTACACTTTCACAATTAAAAAAAGTTTATAGTAGAGGTCAAGGTGCATTTTTATCATCTGGTTCAAGACCTAGAGTAAGTATGTCAGCTTGGGCTATGGCAAGAGTAAATTCTTTTATAAGAGGTTCAAGAAAACACGACACTGATTTAAGACGAAAAAGAAAAAAATGAAACAGATAATCTTCGGAAGCAGGATTATAAATCTAAACTTCATTGATAAGGAAATAGCATCAAAGAAAAGGATATTTGGCGAATTTGATTCAGACACTAATACTATAACATTAGATAAATCATTAGATAGTATTCAAATGATTAATACTCTTATTCACGAGATTTGCCATTTAATACATGACGAATATAAACTAGAATTATCTGCTAAAGCTGAAGAATTAGTATGTAATTCAATCGGTAATGGCGTGTGTCATATACTTTATCAAAACCAAGATTTATTAGAGTTTCTTTACAAATCACTTAAAAAGTAATAATAGCCATATTTACGATTACATTATCGGTTAATTATGGAAAACGAAGAAAAGAAAAAAGCAGGACGACCAACAGTTGTATTGGACAAAGAACAAGTTACTGCATTAGCTAGTTATCATTGTACTTTAGAGGAAATGGCAAGTTTCTTTAAGTGCGACAGACATACCTTAGCAAATAATTATTCACCAGAAATAACAAAAGGGAAAGCTAGTGGTAAAATAAAGCTACGAAGGAAGCAATTTGATGTCGCCATGAAAGGAAATACCACTATGTTAATCTGGCTAGGAAAACAAATATTAGGACAGAATGACCAAAATGTTGGTGATGATTATAGTCCACTTCCTATTGATGACATATTATGAAATGTATCTTTTGTTTAAGACCAATAGTTAATAAATTAGAACAACATATAAAATCCTGTAACGATTGTGTTGTTAAGCTGTTAATGAAAAGGCATAATTTAAAAGTTAAAAAACAAGCACCAGTTAGTTTTAGTATGAAAAAATATGATAAGAATAACTAAAAGATTTAAAAATCCAAAAGGTGGATTATCAGCTTATGGTAGAGCAAGAATTAATAAAGCTACTGGAAGTAATTTAAAACCACCAGTTAAATCAAGACCAGATAGCTTAAGCGAATATAGACGCAAAGGAAGTTTTCTTGTTAGAATGGGAAGTGGTAGAGGAAGATTGTTTGATGACAAGGGTAGAAAAACTAGATTAAAACTAGCACTTGAAGTCTGGGGTTATAAAGGCAAAAGCAAATCAGAAGCAGTAGCACTTGGTAGAAGATATTTAAAAATTTATCAGAATAAAAAAAATAAGTGATGGATAAAATGTGTGGACGCAAAAAAACAAAGTCAATGGTTAATAAAAAAATAAAGACTTCACAAGAACTAGATATATTAATTAATGATTTAAAAAGACATCTTGCATTTTTAGAGGAAGATTTAAAAGTAAAGAACATTGAAATACTTCAATTAAGAGCAAAGTTAATTAATAAAAATTAATGTCTTTTAGTGAGGCACAAAAAGCTGTTTATACTTGCCCAAATAGATTTAGAGTTTTAATTACTGGCAGAAGGTTTGGAAAAACCCATTTAGCCATGTACGAACTATTAAGGTTTGCATCAAGAAATAAAAATGGAAAGATATTTTATGTAAGTCCCACTTACAGAATGAGTAAAGAAATAATGTGGAAACCTTTAAAGAAAAAGGTAACAGATTGTAGATGGGTAAAGTACACTAATGAATCTGATTTAACATTAATACTTAAAAATGGTTGTCAGATAAGTTTAAAAGGTGCAGACAAATCACCTGACAATTTAAGAGGTGTTGGATTAAATTTTCTAGTGCTTGATGAGTTTGCCGATATACCAGAAGAAGCGTGGACAGAAGTCTTACGACCAACCATATCTGATAAACACGCAAATGGCTCTGTACTATTTACTGGAACACCCAGAGGGTTTGGTAGTTGGAGTTATAACATTTATCAAAGAGGATTGGGTGATGATAAAGAATGGAAGTCTTTTAAATATACTACATTAGAGGGTGGGCAAGTTGAACAAGCAGAAATAGACCAAGCTAAAAAAGATTTAGATGAGAGAACATTTAGACAAGAGTATCTTGCAAGTTTTGAAACTTATGCTGGAGTTGTTTATTATAACTTTGACAGAGAGGTAAATGTTAAAGAATGTAAGTATGATAAAGATGCAATCATACACTTGGGTATGGACTTTAATATTGATCCGATGAGTGCTTGTTTATTTCACATTAAGAATAATATTGTAGAAGTATTTGATGAAATAGTTATTTACAGTTCTAATACTGATGAATTTATTGACGAATTATTTAACAGATACCCTAAACAAAAAATTGTAGTTTATCCTGACCCAGCTAGTAGGCAACGCAAAACAAGTGCTGGGGGAAGAACCGACTTAACTATATTGCAAAATGCTGGGCTTAATGTTA